CAGCCCCACCATCGCCAGCGGCGTCGCGGACGCAACCCAGCAGTTCGGCCCGGTGCAGGCCCGCAAGTATGACCTTGGGACCGCGGTTTATGCGGCGGCACTTCAGGGAGGGGCCGCGTCGCTCCGGCTCGTGCGCGTGACCGACGGAACCGATGTCGCCGCCAGCGCCACGCTGGGGACCGGCACCGGCATCACCCTGACCGCGTTCTATACCGGCAGCCTAGGCAACAGCCTGTCGGCCATTCTCGGCACCGGCTCGAACAGCACATCCGGCGCACCGACGTTTAAGCTCAGCATCCAGCTTCCGGGCCAGTTGCCGGAAATCTTCGACAATATTGGCGGGACCGGCAATACCCTCTACCAGAACATGGCGAATGCGATCAACTTGGGCCAAAGCGGCTTGCGCGGGCCGTCCAAACTCGTGGTGGCGACCGCAGGCTCCGGCACGACCGCACCGACCAACCCCACCACGCTTACCTTTAGCGGCGGCACGGACGGCGCGGCTACCATCACATCCAGCGTACTTGTCGGCGTCGATACCATCCCTCGCAAAGGCATGTATGCGCTGCGCAACACAGGCGTCAGCGTAGCCATGCTGGCAGATGCCGACGACACAACCCAGTGGACCACCCAAGCCGCTTTCGGCCTGAGCGAAGGCGTCTACATGATCGGCGTGAGTCCTGCGGGCGACACCATCACCAATTTCGCTTCCTCCATCGCCACAGCGGGCATCGACAGCTACGCGATGAAAATCATCTTCGGCGACTGGTGTTTCATCTTCGACCCGTATAACAACCAGCAGCGCCTGATTTCACCGCAAGGGTTCATCGCGGGCATGCTCGGCAACATGACGCCATCGAACTCGTCGCTGAACAAGCCCATCGCCGGGATCATCGGCACGCAGAAAACCCAGCTCAACCAGCAGTACAGTCAGGCGGAGTTGCAGGCCATCGCGCTGGCGCGCGGCGACCTCATCACCAATCCGGCTCCGGGCGGCAATTACTTCGCCGCACGTTTCGGGCGCAACACATCGAGCAACGCCGTCATCCACGGCGACAACTACACCCGCATGACCAACTTCATCGCGGCCACGCTCAATGCTGGCATGGGCATCTACGTTGGGCGCAAGATCAGCCCGACCCTGATGAACCAAGCTTATGCTACGCTCGATGCCTTCCTGTTCAACCTCGAACAGCAGAAGGAAAGCGCGGCCCACCAGGTCGTGCTGAATAATAGCAACAACCCGTTCAGCCGAACCGCGCTGGGTTATTTGCAGGCCGACATCAAGGTCCAGTATCTTGCGATCAACGAAGTGTTCCTCGTGAACCTCGAAGGCGGTCAGTCGGTGCAGATCAACCGCGTGAGTGCAGCCCCCATTCAGTAACCGCCATCCGCTAACAGGAGAGTAATTCCATGACCGTCAATCAATTTACCACCGGACGCGACATCACGGTCCAGATAAATACCAGCTATGGACCACTCGTGATCCCCAATGCGGCGATCCTGAATTTTCAGGCCGATCCCGAAGTAACCAAGCTGAAATCCAAGGGCATCGACGGGACTTCCCGCCATGCCGTCATCCCGGATTCGTGGAAAGGCTCGTTCATGCTCGACCGTCTGAGCCACGCGCTCGATGATTTCTGGGCGCAGTTCGAGTCGGACTATTACGCGGGCAATTCCACCGGCGTCGGCACCATCACCCAGACCATCGCCGAGCAGGACGGCACCATCAGCACCTACCGCTATGACGGCGTCGTCCTCACGCTCGAAAAGGCTGGTGATTTCGCGGCTGATAAGAAGGTGGACCAGACGCTGACCTTCGAGGCAGCCCATCGCGTGAAGGTGTAATCGCATGGCAAAAGTTACCGTCCATACCGACGAATCGAAACCGTCGCCCCAAGCCAAGTCAGCCAACCAGCTTGTATATGTGACCGACTCAAAAGGCCGCAAACTCGGACTGCGCGAGCTGCCGTTCCTCGAAGAATTCCGCATCATGGAGGCCTTGGGGCCGGAACTTGCGAAGAATACAACCTACGTCGGTATGATTAACCCTCTCCTCTACCTTGCCGAGATCGACGGCCAACCTGTCCACATCCCGCGTTCCAAAGTCGCCATCGACGCACTGATCCAGTTGGCGGGCCGGGAAGGCTTCATGGCCGTGATGCGAGGAATCAGCGAACATTTCGTCGTCGATGAAGCAGCACTCAATGAGAAAATAAAAAACGCGGACGGCACCCCGGATTAGTCTCCCGCCTCTGGCTGGTTAAGAACGGGGTGCCTTACGACGTCGCCTTTTCGTTGCCTTACGAGGATGTCGCCGCTTACGGCATTGTCTTCGGCGGCTTTGAGGGCAATGAATTCGACTTTGACAACATGGCATGGAAGCCCCGCAAATGAAGGAATTCGGCAGCATAGGCGATTTCGTAAACCACCTTGCCACCGTGGCTATAGCCGTGCGTGAAGCCGACCACGCCATCTTGGAAGAATCCGCCGAGCTGGTTGAAAAGCGCGCCAAGGCCAAAATCGGACACTATCAGGATCAGGAAGGCCCATTTATCGCATGGCCCGAACTGGCGGAATCGACCAAATCGGATCGTGCGCGCCAAGGCTACCCCGAAGATGAGCCGCTTTTGCGTTCCGGCGAGATGCGCGACAGCATTGAACACACCGTCGGCAAAGATGAAGCGCAGATCGGCTCGAACAACGATAAGGCCGTGTGGCAGGAGCTGGGGACCGAACACATACCGCCCCGGTCGTTTCTCGGCGGTGCCATGGCGGAACTGGTGCCGGACATCATCAGCCTCAGCGGGCGCAAATTCGTCGCCGCACTGGTAGGTCAGGACGTGTTTCAGGGCCGTTTACCCATCACTGATATGAAAGAATAATATGTTTGAAGCTTACAAAGTCGGCGTCACGCTCGCTCTAACCAATCAGGTGAGCAGCGTCTTGGGATTGATCTCCCGCGACTTCGTGAAGACCGACAAGGAAGCTAAAGCCCTTCAAGGCACCCTCAAAGAAATCAAGCTGCTCGGCATGTCCGGCGCGTTGCTGGGCGGTGCCGGGTTCATGGGCCTGATGGCGATCAAAGGCGCGGTCAAGCCCGCCAGCGAATACGTCCATCAGCTCGAACTGGCCAAAGCCGCCGGAATGAGCCAGCTTGAGATTGCCCAAGCGACAAGCGCGGCATGGGCCACGACCGGCAACGTCATGACGACGACGGCCACCCAGAACATCAAGGCCGTGCGCGAGCTGCGCATGGTGTTCGGCGACACGGCGGACGCGATCAAATTCCTGCCCCAGATGCAGAAAATCCAAGCCGTCCTCGACAACGTGATGCACGGCACGGGCGGTATCGGTGCGAAAGACGTGGCCTTCAGCGCGGCCAAGATGCTCGAATTGCGCGGCGCGTCGATGAATCCCACCATGTTTCAGGAACAGGCCGACCTTATCACCAAGGCCGTCATCGCTTCGGGCGGCAAGGTCACGCCGCAGATGCTCCTGCAATACCAGAAGTATTCAGGGGTTGGCGGAACAAGCTATAGCAACGAGTTTGAGTACGGCGTGATGCCGACGCTCGTTCAGGAACTAGGTGGCTCGACCACCGGCACATCGCTCAATAGCATGTACCGCGCCCTCGTCGGGGGACGAATGGACAAACGCTCGCTTGCCGTCTGGGAAAAACTCGGGCTGGCCGACACATCCCATGCCGACATCGGCAAGGACACGGCCATGCTGAATCCGCGCAACATCAGAGGCTCGGAGCTGTTCAAGACCGACCCTTTCCGCTACGTGCAGGAGGTATTGATTCCCGCCCTCGTATCCCACGGGATCGTGAACCAGCGCGACCAAAGCGCGGCCATCGACCAGCTTTTCAGCAACCGCAACGCCGCGCGCATCGCCAACATCTTCGGCACGCAAGGCCAGCGAATCACCAAAGACCAAGCCCTCATCAGCGGAGCAGGTTCGACCAGCGCCTACGCCCAGATGATGAAAAATGATCCTGAAATGGGCTATCGAGCCTTGGGCGCTCAGTGGGAAAACCTGAAAACCGCGCTCGGCATGACCTTGGTTCCGGTCCTGATTCCGTTCCTTCACTCCATGACGAATGCCCTGAACTCGCTGGCGGCCTTTGCCGAACGTCACCCGACGTTGACTAGCGGCCTGACTCTCACTTTTACCGCGCTTTCCATGATGGCGACCATCGGCGGTGGATTGCTCATCGCCGGAGCTGGCCTGAAACTCGCGGGCGTGGCGTTCTCGACGCTTTCCAGCCTGCCCCTTGCCGCAGCCGCTACCGGCCTCAGCGGCATCGCGGGAGCCATCACGGCTGTGCTCGCCGCCATCGCCCCAATCATCTACCACCAAGAAATTGCCGACTGGATCGACAAGAGCGCTCCCGGCGTGGGGAATTTCCTCATGAATCTGGGAAACTCGAAGCCGGGAACGAATGCGAAGTCGGGGTATGTACCGCCTTCAGGCGGCGGCTCGGCCACGATTCACACCAGCTTCAACATCGACGGCAGGAAGGTGGCCACCGCCGTCAACAAGGTGAATATGAACGACGCCAGCCGCGCGCAAAACAGCGGCAATTCGCCGGACGGCAGGGCATTGCCCGCCATCGCGGGTGCATCGGGTCTCTGGTAACGCCATGGCACAAACCCTCACGCTCGGCGGCCTCGTCTTTCAAGACTTCGAGATACCGGAGAACATCAATTTCGGCGGAGCGCATCACCTCGTGCTCCGCAAGCTGCCCGGAGGAAGTCGGGTCATCGACTCGATGGGTCCGGACGACGACGACATCCGTTGGACCGGGCGGTTTCGCGGTTCGAGCGCGGAGCAGCGAGCAGCTTTGCTCGATTACATGCGCAGGCAAGGGCAGCAGATCCTCCTGAGCTGGGGAATCCACCGCTATCAGGTGGTGATCCGCGACTTCAAGCCGGATTTCCGCCAGTCCTACGAAATCCCCTACAGCATTTCCTGCGCGGTCGTCATCGACGAGGTTCAGGCGCTGGCAGCCGCCGCCGTCGGTTTCGTGGAAGCCATGGCGGCTGACCTCATCAGCGCCACCGGCCTCAGCAACCAGATCGGCATCCCTGCCATCAATACCGCCGTGACCGGCGTTGCGGCGGCTTTCAGCAACTATCAGGCGGGCGTCCCCAGCTCCACTAATCTCGCGGCAGGGGCCACGGCGGCGACTGAAGGGCCGTTGCTCCAGAGCCTGATGAGCAGCATCGGTACGGCACAGACGGCCACTTCATCCGCCATCACGACGACGACGGGTTCCCTAAATACCACGGGTTCCGTCGCGGGCGTCACGGCTGGAGGCGTTGCTTCGGCCATGGCGAGCAACCTGACCAGTCAGACTGGCGCGTTCGGCCAGCTTAACCTGCTTTACCAGCTTCAAGGCAATCTCGGGCGCATGGCGACCAATACCGGCAACGCGGGGCAGTAATATGAAAATCGTCAATGTCGCAGGTGCAAACCTTTATGCGCTCGCCTTGCAGTATCTCGGGGACGCTACCCAGTGGAATCGCATCGCGCAGGCGAACGGACTGATCGACCCCATGGTCATCGGCAGCGCGGCGCTCATCATCCCATCAGTGGATACCAGCGCCGGCGGAGGCATCTTTGTCCCTGCTCAGTGATCTGAACCCCGTCGCCCTCAGCGGCACACGCACCATCACGCCGATGTTGACGCTGAATGGCACCGCATTACCGGGATTGATCGAAGCCGAGGTGACGAACGCGAGCCACTTCACGGCGGATACATTCCGCGCGGTGCTCGCCGTGTCGGCATTGCCTGCCCAATATGGACCTGCCTATTGGGCACAATCGGTGAACGACAAGGTGGGCATTTCGGTGACGACATCGACCGAGGCAGCCACCCAGCTCATTCTTGCTCAAGTCGATGACATCGAATACGAACCGTTCAACCGCCAGATCATCCTGACCGGCAGGGATTTGAGCGCGCCGCTGATCGACACCAAGACCGCCGAGAAATTCGTCAACCAGACCGCCAGCCAGATTGCACAGACCCTTGCGCAGCGGCATGGGCTTGACGGTTCGATGATTCAGGCGACCACCACCAAGGCGGGAAGCTATTACACGACCGATCACA